AGCGTCTGCTGGCCCTGGTACGTGCCGAGCATGTTGGCCTGCTGCAACTGGCTGGCCAGGGTCTGCTGGCCCTGATAGGTGCCCAACTGGTTGGCGGTCTGCAGCTGGCTCTGCAGCGTCTCCTGGCCTGGCGTGGGCGCCTGGGCGGTGCCGTACAGCTGGGCCCAGTTGGTCAGCGCTGCCTGGGTCGGCTGGCCGTTGAACATGCCCGTCTGCTGGGCCGTGGCGATCGTCTCGTTGAACGCCTGGGTGGCCTTCTGGAACGCCAGCGTGTCGTTGTCCAGCTGGAGCCTGGAGTTCAGGTAGGCCTGGTTGGCCTTGGCCTGAGCGCTGTTCAGGACCATCTGGGTGGCGGTCAGGTTGGCGTAGTCCTGGCCTCCACCAGTGTTGTCGCCGCCGCCCATGCCGGCTCCAACCGGCACACCTCCGACGTTGCTGGCATCCCCGCCGGGCGTGCCGCCCTGGGCCTTGACGTTGTCGGCGGCGGCCTGGGGGCTGCTGGCGTTGACGGTCATGCTGCCGCCACCCGCGAGCGGGACGTTGTAGCTAGGCATCAGACTTCAGGGCCTCCGACCGGGGGTGGGGCTGGCGGCGGCGTGGACGCCTGTTCGGGTGGACTCGGCACGCGCAGGCTGGGATAGGCCTTGATGACGGCCTTGTAGACCTGGGTGAACATCTCGGGGCCCATACGCGCCATCTGGGCGGTGCGCCCGTGCAGGTTGGGGGTGCCGTCCGGGTTGAACAGCTGGTCGCGGTAGTACTCCAGCTTCTGCTCCTCACTGAGCGGCGCGGCGAACGGCGCCACGCCCTGCGGGGCCATGGCCAGGGCGATCTCCGAGGAGGTCCGGTCGAGCCACACCGCCAGGTCGGTGGCGACCACATCCAGCGTGTTGGTGGGTGGCATCTAGCGACCTCCAGGCAGCGGCAGAGCGCTCTGGGGTGGACCTGGCACCCCTCCCGGCGCGCCAGGCAAACCGCCCGGTGGCATGGCGCCACCCGGCTGTTGCGGCGGCGGCGCCAGGGGGAGGCCGGCGCCGGGCGATGGAACGGGATTGGGTGGCATCCCGCCAGCCGGGCCGGACGGTGGAGTACCGGGGGTCCCCGGGACGCCGGTCGGGGGCCCCGCGACCTGGTTGGCGGGAGTGCCGGCCAGCTGCTGCGGCGTCACTCCGCTTGCGGCAATCTTCTGCTGCTGGATGGTGCCCAGCTTCTGGAACACCTCGTCCTTCATCTTCTGCATCATTTCGGGCGACTGCTTCAGGTCGTGCAGCAGCCAGCTGCGCTCCACCTCATCCGGGTTGGCCCCCGCGTCGGTGACGGCGTCCTCGTACGTCATCAGCTTCAGCTGCATCTTTTCGCCGATGGCCCGTATTTCGATGATCTCGTTGCTGGGCGTCTTGGGCGTCAGCGTGATGGTGTACTGGTGGCAGCCGTCCAGGTCGTCCGGACCGATGCCCAACCAGGTCGCCTTGCTGTTGCCGCCGCGCTTCATGCCCCGCTTGGGGTCCTGCTCGCCCCAGGCGTACACCTTCTCGTTGATCCTGTTCTCGATCAGCCAGCTTTCAAAGCCGGTCCTGGCCGCCAGCGCTTCCTCGGCGTTCGACACGATCGGGTCCCAGGCCAGCCGCGCCAGGTACGCCGCCTGGTTGAGGGCGTAGCCGCTGGTGTCGCCGGCCGCCATGCCCTGGACGCTGGACGGCAGGGCTAGCTCGATCATCTGCTGGATGTTGCCGAGCAGCTTGTTGAAGTCGGCGCCGCTCTGGGGCTGGTCGATCGGCGCCACGTCGAACGGGTACAGCTTGCCTGGCTCGATCTTGCGCGGCGCCTCCTCGCGGCCGTCGGTGCCGTACGGTGCGGAGGCCAATCCCGGGACCACCCCCGGGGGTTGGGTCTGCTTGAACGAGGGCATGCCGGTCATGAACGCGGCGTTGCCCTGGACGGTCAGCATGGAGTCCAGCAAGCGGAACAACGGCAGGTAGCCGAACAACACCGACAGTCCGGCGTGCTCCGGCAGCCGCGACGCCGTGGTGATGCCCAGGGCGTGGAAGTAGGGACCCTTCAGGGTCCCCAGGCCCGGCTCGGCGTACGGGTGCTGGACCACCGAGCACAACGTGGCTGAGCCGTCCTTGCTCAAACTGATGCCCTGTTGACCTGGACCCTGGAGCAGGATGACCTGGACGTTGGCGTCCCAGGCCTCGATGCAGGTGAGCGTCCTGGCGGTGCCGTGGAACACACGGTCCCACTCCGCGCGAGGGAGTCCGGCCGCCCTGGGGTCGTACTGGTCCGGCGCGACCACCCGTCCGTTCCCGTCCAAACTGGCGCCGAAGCGGGCCAGGGCGTCCTCGTAGGGCAGCTGCTTGATCTCCATGAACGAGGTGAATCCGTTTTCGTTCTGGGTGTAATAGAACGTCTCGGGCGGCACGTCGGTGCTGGCGATCGGGTACGGCAGCTTGAGCTTGTACTCCTCGGTGGAGCGGTCGTAGGCGATGTCCTGGGCGTGCTGGTCGAGCCCGTCCTGGGAGTACTGGTCCTGCAGCCGCTGGGCCTCCTCCGGATAGCTGGCCCAGGCGCTCTTGGCGCGCTCGACGGTCTTGAGAATCCCCTCGCCCTTGATCGCCAGACTCCACAAGAACAACCGCCGCAGCTGGCGCTTGGCCTCCTGCTCCTGCCTTCTCCAGCTGGCCTCGAAGAAGCGCTCGCGCAAGGTGGAGTTCTGCTGGTAGACGTCGCCGAAGCCGATCGGGCGGAACTGGATGGTGGCCGGATTGACGCTCAGGGCAGCGGTGATGCTGGTGGCGATGTGGAGTGCCAGCGGAGTCCGCACCTCGACGGCGGTGTCACGGTACGCCTCCGGAATTTCTATTGAGAATTCCTGGAACACCGTGGCGTCGATGTCTCGGTACAGCTGGTTGCGGTACTGGAAGTCGCGTTGCATCTGTTGCGCAAGCTCGCACGTCACCCGCTCGGCGACGTCCGTGTCGGACGCGGACTTACCCCAACGCAGCGAGGGTGCGCCTTTATCCCTGGTCAGACTAGGCATTCAGCCTCCACGTCGGGTGGACCTCGAAGTTCTTGCAACCGACACACGTAAACCACTTATAGCTCCAGCTGGCTGGATACCACCACTTGCGTCTGGCGTATTTCATCCGAACCTCAATTCCACCGGTTGCGTTCGACGTGGAGGTTGCGCCTCCGCACACAATCCGTAGCGGAGTGCATCCGGTGCATGGTCCTCCGTCTTGGTGGAGCCGACTTTATCGGCGACATCCTCTGGGTCGAGTGGATCGACCACCATGGCCGGAATGGTGCGAATGAGATTCGGACACGCGCCCTTGAACACCTGGAGTCGGGGCACACCCGAGTCGGTGGCCATGGCCCGCCGCACGGTGGCCCAGCCCTGCTTCCTGGAGTTCTGACCCGGATACACCGGAGCCACCCCGTGCATGGCATACACCGCCGCGATGCTGGGGCGCATCTGCTCGGTCCTGGGATTGAACATGCTCGGATCGAGAATTCTCAGCTGGAGTGGCTCGCTCTCCGAGCGCTGCACGATCAAATCCGCCTGCTGCTCGTCGCGGAGACCGGCCGCATACGCCTCCCTATACACGTAAATGCGCCTGGACTCCGGTTCCCTGGCGAACCACAAACAGCAAAATGGTGCGGCGAATCCGTAATCTACCGACAACCACCTGGGCCACTCGGCTGGAATTTCAAATGGCTCGACGCAATGCAGCGACGGATTCCACTCGGTGAAGTACATCCCTTCCGCAGCAACCCACATGCCCAACAACAAGCGCTGTTTGAGGTAACCGGATAACGACTCCAGCCCCGCGATGTAGTCCGCTCCAAGTGGAGTCCAGCATTTATCTCTGGCATTCCACAACGTGGGGTTGTCCTTGTGGCTGGACTCCAGCAAGGTGCAGTGGCCTTCGTCGCAGCGGACCTTCAACCAGTGGCTGGGCGAACTCGGGTTGCAATCCGCCATCAGCTGCTGATAGCTGAGCACGTTGTTGCGGAGTCCGCGCAAGAGCATGCCCCAGTCGTCCTCCTCCAACTCGGTGGCCTCCTGGACGTAGACCACGTCGAACTCGGTGGAGCCGATCTTCTCGGCGTCGTCCAT